GCTCCTTTACCCTCTGGATATTCTTCTTTCTCGCCATTGCCAGCAGTGACTTTATCGATGTACTCGATCATCACTTCGCCATATTCGTGTTGATAGACTGACTTGACTTTACCGTGTGTAATTAATAACATATTTTTACCTCCATTCCATATTTAATAAAATTACAATCACCCATCAGCAACACCTCTGGGGAAACTTTCAATTTCAGTCAATTCATAATCCCAATCTTCCATAACAGTATTGGCAAGAAATTTATCACTAAGATGATCCAATTCTTGAATAGCATATTCTCTGTCTGGCGCATCTAACCAAATATCAATGACCTTACCCAACCTTAACTTCTTAATGTCTAAGTCAGACATTCTACCACAACAATCCCTTACTGCATTACCAGGAGAATCATCTACTTGTGATCTTAATCGAATGTATACTAGTGCTTTAAATTTCATATTCTATGTTCCCCTTTCGTCAAGAACCTCATTGATAAGTTCTTTTAATTCCATATACAAACTCTCATTCTTAGGAAGCATTCTATGTCTAACTACAGGCATTTCTCCTGCTTCTTCAGGTCTCTTACCAGGTTTTGTAAACATCAACCCAGAAGCTTTAGTGGGTCCAGTCATTCCTTGTGTATCAATCTTATCTTTCTTTCTCATAAGTCACATACTGATTTTCCTTATTTAGAAGTACTTAATACCTTCTCTTCTTTTTCTTTCACCTTCTTCTCTTCTTAAGTCTGAGGAAGTTTTCTTCTCTACAAATTGAGGTGTTGTTCCACGTTCTCTAAGCATTCTTTCTTGTTCTATCTTCCAGTTGATATAATAAAAGGTTGGAATACATTTAGGATTCCAACCTTTAAAACCAAACCCACCACTAGGAATTATATAATCTTCTTCTTCAAGTGATGGTGTCCACTTACCTCTACTCCTAACAAAATCTCTTTCATCATCTGTAAGACAAGTTATTAAACACTTCCAATTACATAATACATCTTCTGTAAAATGATCATCTGGAACATCCCATGAATGATCCATGTATGTTCTTACTTGTGCCCAAGTTTCAACTGCCATCTTTAATTTTATCCTTCTTACTCAATGGATAACATTTTTCAATTAGTGCTTTAATCTCTTCATCAGTATAGTCAATAACATCCTCAGGTTTTTGTCCTGGTGCTAGAAGTTTAGGATCTACTCTATCTTTTTCGCTCATGACATATGTGTGAAATTGTAATCAGTAATCATTGCAAATAATTTAGTTTTCAATTCTTGAAGATACCGTTGCTCTTCGACAGGTCTTTTGGGATAACCTGGCCAGATTTCCAAGTATCCACACACAACATTATATAGCATCCTAGTTTCTACAATACCCATTTTAGTCGTACAATACCAATCATAATTAATTTCTTCAGGATCCCAATCTGGTTGATCATATCTATCTCCAATGGTCATGGTGTTAACTTCTCTTAATTAGATTATCAATAACCATAGGTAGTAATCTATGTTCTGCCTGTTGAACTCTTTGAGTTAGGGTGTCCACAGTATCATCCGAAAAAATACTAACCAGTGACTGTTCTATTATCTTACCAGAATCAAGTTCCTCTGTCACATAATGAACAGTACACCCACTAACTACATCTCCAGCATCAAGTGCCTGTTGAACAGCATTCAATCCTTTATGTTTTGGGAGTAATGATGGATGAATATTTATAATCCTATTAGGAAATGCATCAATCAACTTTGGTGATACAATCCTCATCCATCCAGCAAGAACAATAAGATCTACACGCCATGCTTGAAATAATTTAATGATCTCTTCCTCATCTACACTTTTAATATGAACATGAGGGATACCCAATTTAATTGCTCTTTTTTTAGCACCACATTCTCTTTTGTTGTGTACCATCAACACAACTTCATGGTTCCTACAAGTACGAACTATGTTTTCAAAGTTAGTTCCATTACCGGAACACATGACTCCAATTCTCATTTAACTTCTCTATAATATTATTTAGATTAGTGCTCACATGTTCCAATAACCCAGGCATCAATATCAATAAACTTTATAACATCATCTACTACATCAGGAGGAACTACTAAACAGAATCCAATACCAAGATTAAATATATTTATCATTTCTTCTTCCATAACAGTACCATACTTTGCAATACTATCAAATATCTTGGGACGTGGCCAGGAGTTATAATCAATATCAACTTTGATTCCTTCTGGAAGACACCTAGGAAGGTTCTCAGGTAGTCCACCGCCTGTGATATGTGCCATACCAAGGATAGGAAATTCATCTAATAGTTCTTTAACAATAGGAGCATAGATTCTGGTTGGTGTAAGAACTTCTTCTATTGGATGTAAATCAAAGAAGTCTTTATATTCATTAATATCATCACGCCTATCCAACATAATCATTAGTTTATTAATTAAACTAAATCCATTACTATGAAGTCCACTACTTGCAAGACCAATAACCTTATCTCCTGGTTTGATAAGCCTACCATCAACTACGTCAAACTCTTCCACAATACCAGTACAGAATCCTGCAAGATCATACTTACCATCATCATACATTCTTGGCATCTCTGCAGTCTCTCCACCTAGAAGATCCATACCAGACTGATTACATCCTTCTACAATACCTTCTATTACTGCTTCCAATACCAATGAATCCAACTTTCCTGTTGCAATATAATCAAGGAAGTATAATGGTTTTGCACCACTAGTAATCACATCATTAACACACATTGCAACAAGGTCAATACCCATACCTTTATGTGAGTTATGAGTATTAGCAACACCTGCTACATTCAATTTGGTTCCTACTCCGTCAGTACCAGAAACCAATACTGGTTTTTCATATCCAGAAGGAACTCTCATCATACCATTGAACCCACCAATAGTAGGAACAATTTTTTTGATTTTTTCTACAAAAGCATTTCCTGCTTCAATATCAACTCCAGAATCTTTATAGTTCATTAATTTTTCTTTGCTAATCGAATGTATAGTGTAATCAATGCTTGTGATATCAAATCACATGAATATGCAAATCCAATCTCTTTCTCCTCCTCCCAATATTTCCTTTGACTTTTAAGAAGTTCCGAAAATTCTTTAATCTTAGATCTCATCTCCTCATTATCCAACTTGTTCATAAATTTCTCCTCTAACTTGGATTATTATACGTTGCTAGCTCCCAATCTTTTTGAAATTGTTCAAGACCTTTATCTGTCATTACATTCTTATACATTTTCCAGAACACGATAGGAGGAATAGTAACGACATCTGCACCATACTCTGCACAATATTCAACTTGTCTTACATCACGAATTGATGCACCAAGAATATTTGGAATGTGATCTAGAGTATTTTCTAAACGATCATAAACTTTACGAATCTTTTGAATCAATTCAAGACCATCTATAGAGTTGTCTTCCCATCTACCAATAAATGGTGAGATATAAGTTGCTCCTGCTTTTGCTGCTAGAATTGCTTGTGCTACAGAGAACACAAGAGTTACATTGGTTTTTATACCACTCATTGTAAGTTGTCTACATGCCTTAAGTCCTTCTACTGTACAAGGAACTTTAATTGTAATTGCTGGAGAAATAGAAACAAACTCTTGTGCTTGACTCAACATTTCTTCCGCATTATCTGCTACCACTTCAGTAGAAACACTTTCAAGGTTGAGGAAAGATGAAAGTTCTTCTGCCACTTCTTTAAGGTCTCTACCACTCTTTAAAATGATACTAGGGTTTGTTGTGACACCATCAATCAATCCTGTCTCGTATGCTGGTCTGATCATATCAAGGTCTGCAGTATCAAGAAATATTTTCACGGTTGGTTTGAATAACTTGTATATCTAGTATACCACAATTTTTGGAATTTTTGGTATTGTTCCAATGTCGGAGTCACCAAACATAAAAAAGACCCCTACTCTAGGGGTCTTTGGGTGTTCCGACTTTTGTAGAGACCGCACGAAAGGAGTCTCAGTCTTATTTATTAACCAACAGCAGGTGCTACTAGTGCAACTGGTGTAGGTGACTCTACAGCAGCAAGGTCCAGCGGAAAATTGTGAGCATTTCTCTCATGCATAACCTCAAATCCAAGGTTAGAGCGGTTGAGAATGTCAGCCCAAGTAGGAATAACTCTACCTTGTGAGTCTTGTACAGACTGGTTGAAGTTAAATCCATTCAGGTTGAATGCCATTGTACTTACTCCAAGTGAAGTAAGCCAAATACAAACCACAGGCCATGCAGCAAGGAAGAAGTGTAGACTTCGACTGTTGTTGAAGGATGCATACTGGAAGATCAGACGACCAAAGTATCCATGTGCAGCAACAATGTTGTATGTCTCTTCTTCTTGTCCAAATTTGTAACCATAGTTCTGCGATTCTGTTTCAGTTGTCTCACGAATGAGTGAACTGGTAACAAGTGAACCATGCATAGCAGAGAACAATGAACCTCCAAACATACCAGCAACACCTGCCATGTGGAATGGGTGCATTAGGATGTTATGTTCTGCCTGGAAAACAAACATGAAGTTAAAAGTACCTGAGATACCTAGAGGCATACCATCAGAGAAACTACCTTGACCGATTGGATAGATGAAGAATACTGCAAAAGCAGCAGACAATGGTGCAGAGTATGCAACGCAGATCCAAGGACGCATACCTAGACGGTATGATAGTTCCCATTGGCGTCCTAAGTAGCAAGAGATGCCAATCAGGAAGTGGAATACAACTAACTGGTAAGGACCACCGTTGTATAACCATTCATCAAGAGTTGCAGCTTCCCAAATAGGATAGAAGTGCAAACCAATAGCATTAGAAGATGGAACGACAGCACCAGAAATGATGTTGTTTCCATATAGAAGTGAACCAGCAACAGGTTCACGGATTCCGTCGATATCGACAGGAGGAGCAGCAATGAACGCTATGATGTAACAAGTTGCAGCAGTGAGAAGGGTAGGGACCATCAGTGTTCCGAACCAACCAATATAAAGGCGGTTGTTAGTTGATGTTACCCATTCACAGAACTCGTTCCATCCAGATAGCGAACTCTGCTTTTGTAGAGTTTGAGCCATTTAAGAATAAGAGCGATTTTATTTGTAACCTGTAGGATAAGAGACATTATAACCCCCTGGTCTCAGTTAGGGGAAGTATAATTAGACAGTGAGAAATAAACCTCACTGGTCCATGTATTTATATTAAGACATTTTAACCAATCCGTCAACCCCTTGACACCAGTTTAAAAACTGTCTAGACTAGGCTTGTCAGGTTTGATGGATATCACTTAGGTTTATTCTTTGCTTTCTCTACCTTAGCATCAATATGAGGATTACCAGTCTCAGGCATTGCCTCTGCACTCTGAGGATCTAACTTATTATATCTATTTGCTATATCCTTACCATCAGCTAACTTAGGATGCCATCCATTTATCATTTCTGGTGGAGGATCTTTAGGATATTCTGGAGCAATATCTCTCTTCTTTGTACTTTGAGAAACTACTTTCTTAATCTTATTGACCCTATCAAAATTCTTTTCTCTTTCATTCTGTTCAGTCTCATATAGATAATGATCTTTAAAATCTTCATTATCTTTTTCGTATGCCAATAGATCATTCAACTCAGACTGAAGAATATTAGATTTAACTCCATCCTCATCCTCAAGAAAAAGTAAAAAATCTTTTTCTAGATTCTCCTTACGGAGTACCTTGTGATTTTTACCACCATAATAATAGTCATAAAGATAATCATGATTACCATATAACTTCTCCATTTGTTGAGAAGTTCTCCATCTCTCATTATTAAGCATATAATCCCATTGATGATCTCCTTCTCCAATCAATTCAAGTACTTGATTTTTCTTCTCTTGGGATGCTCTAATATTCTCACTATACTCAGATTTTCTCCACATCCTATTGTCACTAGTAGATTTAAACTGTGGAGGAACTGACTTATTCTTCATTAAACCATCTCCCACAACTCTAACCTTTGGTTTTACCTTAAACTTAGTAGGAACCTCAGGCATATTATAGGGTTTCTTAACCTCTCTTAGAATCTTTTTCTTCCTTTGAGTAAAGAAAGATTCTGATAGAGATTCCTTAACACCTTTACTTTTGTCAAGTTTAGACATCAACTTATCTAAATTTTTCTCAAACTTAGGATCTTTAGTTAAAGTTATAAGACGATCAACCATGTAATCTTCTATATCTTTATTAGTAAGATTACCAGATGTTTTTTTCATATTACTTGTAATATTATCTTTAACTAAATTACGAATAATTTCTGGTAGATCTACTGTATCTAAGTTTTGTTCTAATAGAGTATTACCTTGTAATTCAAAAGATTCTCCTCCACCAAATCTCTTTCTTCCGGGACCTCCTCCAGGTTTATTGGGGTTATAACTACTGGATGTCCATGGTCCGGTGCCTGCGTTGTCAATATCTCTCAGGACCTTATCCATGGGATCTTTGGGTTTGCCTGAGGGGTTATCATACGTGATGTTTGATTTCTTCGGTTTTTCATACCTGATTCTATTTCTTCTGTTGAGTTTTCTAGCCGTACTTCCACCTCTTAAAACAGTCTTTAATCCCCTAAGAACTCTTACCACACCTAATCCTAAACCACCTAAAACACTACTACCAAGTTCAGGAAAAAGAAGACCTGCCAAAGAAATAGCATCTAAAACTATTAATCCAGCATCAACCATATCCCATAATTTATCCCAATCAAAACCATCATCTTTATCTTTATCCCTATCTCCATCCCTTCCTTTCTGAGCAGAATAATTATCGCTAGCATCCCCTGGTCCTTGCTCAGGACTGGTTGAGTATCCAGGTATTTTGTCTCCAAACTCTTTAGGTTTCCCTGTTATAACGCATAAGTATCTACCAAATTCATCCGGTGTATTGGATGGAGGTCCAGGATAAAATGCTCGATAATTTGGATCATCATTACTACCCCCATCTTTCTTTTGAATATTCTTAAACCATACAGCCTGTTCTAGTGTTAATTGACCATAAGAAGTAAAAGTTTCTTCATCCCAAGAACCAAGTTGACCAGTAATACTCCCAAGATTAACCATCTTACGATCTGACTGTCGTATATAACCTATCCTTGTAAAATTACCCCATGCATACCACATTGAAGACATAGGACCCAAAACATAACTTGTATCTCCAGGAGGTTCTACAGTTAAAATGGTTCCATCACTCAAAAATAACCCATCAGTATTCTTACCTTCATCAATATCATTATCTTTATCAAAATCCAATTCAGTATATGTATTATCTTCAGGAGGAATCCATTCAGATGGATCACCTATTGTATACAATCCCTGAGTATTATTAGTTGGTATCTGCTCATTAATCTGATTAAGATGACGCAGTGCTCTAGAAAATGTATTCTTACGACTCATGGATAATATCCTATACCAAAGTATTTATTTTTAAATCAGATGCATCATATTCCACTGTACCTGTCGGCCATGCTACTACAGATATACGAGGAGTAGTAGCAGAAGTATCAACCACTTCTATACCATGCCAAATCTTAGGATTAACCCAAACAAATCTATTAGGAGTAGGTTCTATTTGTGCCACATCACAATCTTTAAATTTTAAATGACCACCCCATGAAGATTCCCATGTAGGATGAATGTAATAAATATATCCTCCCGACTCTGCATGATACCCACCATTACTAGGATCTGATGATTCTCTATTAAGTCCTACAGGTGCAACATTGATAGAAGAAAACAATGGAATTTCATCCTTCCAAGAAGATTGCCAAAGATTTAACTCAATCAATTTAGATTCTATCCAATCATGAATTTGAATCTGAAGAGAATTTCTTTCTTCAATATAAATGGACGAATTAAGATAACCAGTTATACCCGACTGAATAGTATTCCATTGATCATTAGTCAGAAAATTATCAATAATTACTGCAGCAGTGGACATTATGCTAAGATAATAATCATTTACTATTTATAATAGTCGTCAATTTTTTTAATATCTATTTAATTTCCTCAAGTATATCTAAAACTCTATTGAGATATTTGTGAGCAAGATCTCTTTCCCCTTGCCACACAGTATCTGGTTCATTATAAAGATTATTCTTAAGCTTTAAGACTTTTACAATAAGTTCTTCTTTTTTCATTTTAATTTTATGCATTTGGGTCCCAATTTCTAATAAATTTCAGTCTCTTTTCCCAAGAATCTGCATCTTTATACATGTAATCTCTCTTGTATTTTTTATTAATACATTGAGGATCATTCGCTACTGAACAAACTAGATTATGAAGAGATTCTTCATCACCTTTATTACCTGTTCTCCAAGTATGAGTTCCATTTAACCACACAGCTCCACATTTGGAACATTCTTCTCTGTTAAATGACAGGTCAGACAGCTCTTTATCGGACATGTATAAATTGTTCAGTAGAATACAGATACATTATTTATAACTCACTTTTCACTAAATAAAGTCAGTGTATGAAATCGGAAACAAATGCAAAGGTTCTTACCTTTTGTTATTTTATTGATGACAGGTGCTGTGGCAGCACCAGTAGCTAAGGCTGATATTACATCTAGAATGACTTCTAGTGTTCAACTAACAGTCAATGCTGCTGCAACACAAATGCAGAGAGTGGGAAATTCTTATAGTATCTCTGGTAATAACATAGACACAACTGATGGAACTACTGCAAATACAATAAGTGCTGGTGCTATTACTAGTGGAGTCTATGCTCCTGGTACTATTTCTGCAACACAAGACGACCCAGGTGAGGCATTCAGCTTTTCGACTTCATTTATTCAAGGTGATGCTTTACATACCGCTGGACCTGACGTAGGTGATGTTTCACCATTTTCTAATCAATTATCTACTGCAGCTGGAACTGCTGGAAACTTGACTGGAACTGTTACTACTCAAGGTCTTCTGACCGTAACGGCTGGTGGAGCTGGTACAACAGCTACAGGTCAGTTCGTAACTGAACTCCAAATCGACTAGGAACGTGGGTTATGAAAAGGCTTATAGCACTAATAGTGTTGTTAGGTAGTACTGGTGTTGCAAAGGCAGTGCCAGTCGTGCCAAACTTTACTCAAGGCAGTATGACCACTCATACAGAAACTACACAAAATATTACTGAAACTATTAATAGTATGGACTATAGAACAGGGTATGAATACTCTGTAACTGGTAGTGGAATTACCGCATCAGGTGAATTAAGACCATCACAATCAGCGATTGAAAATGAAATTGAAGGAGTGAATTCACAATGGGTAGGATTGTCGAACAGACCAAGTTTCTCTCAGACTACTCCAGGAGGGGGATTTATGTACACAGAAACATATTCGGGTCCTGGATTACAAAATCAAACAATAATACAACGTGAAACCATAATTGAGAGTGTTACTGACACAACCTCAATCTTTAGCCAGTGATTTAAACTTTTCATATATACTACCAGGATAATTGTTGTAACATGCATTTCTTGAAAAAACAAATTAGACTTGTATTACTTGGGACCATGACCTGTGGTTTATTATCTCCTACAAAAGTTCTCAGTGAAGCTGTTGGGGGTGTTTCTGCTACTGCTTCTCCCGTTGCTAATAGTTCTGGATCTGTCACTAACCAAGCAATTCAAGTCCTCCAAGGTCCTTATATTACAAACACATACGGCGGAGGGATCCAATGTCAGGGTCCTACGATGAACTTCAGTCCTTATGTCACTGCCGCTGCTTCTAGACAGTTACCATGGGAACCTTATTACAATGATCCTGTCTATGATATGTCTGACTTTAAGGGTCGATTTGATGAAGATGGTAATGATATTGGTGATGGTATTCCAGACAACCCTGGACGTATTGTTTATGAAGTACCGGTAAGAACTGGTCAGAAAGATAACTATAACCTTGGTGTTGGTTTCTCAGTTACTTGGTCACGTCCATTAGATAAAAAACTTCAAGACCAATGTAAATTGGCAGCACAAACTCAAATAGAATTACAACAACAACTCACAGCCAATAAGAGACTGGACTTTGAGATTGCAAGACTTAAGAACTGCGGTGAACTTATGCAGAATGGTATATCATTCCACCCTAAGAGTCCTTACTATAAAATCTGTGCTGATGTGATAGTCCAAAATGTTGCTACTGTCCCACAACATATTCATCCTATTCCTACTCCTACTCCCACTACTTCTTCGTCTTCGCCTTCACAGACCGAAGTTTTGCAATCGCTTGACTCCGATCTCTCTGTTCTACTTGGCGCTCCCTTACAGATAAAGTCTTCAATTGTTTCCCCCTAATCGTCGCAATCTTTTTCATAACTTTCTTGATAGTTGGTTTAACCACTTTCAATAGTATGTCAGCCAAAGGTTTTGCTAATAGAGCCGATGATGTTGCGATCACAGCAATACCACCTACCTGCATAACTTGACCACCACTAGGTAATCCAGCCAATACTTGTTCTGGAACAGGTACAGGTTCTGTGATCTGAACACAGATATTGTCAATCAACTTATATTCAATTACTTGTTCTCTATATCCATTAATATATGTCCCAACAGGTTCTTGTGCTTTCTGCACATCTGTGGGACATTTTGGGGTGGGTGGTGGTGGTGGTGGAGGATCTGTTCTCTTAGGGGTTTGTGCTTTTGGTTCTGGTGATTTCTCAGTCTTATTATCTACTGATGCAGGCCTAGTAAATATCATCTGATTGGGTTCATAATCAGGAGCATTAAAACTGGGAACACCACTATCACAATAGGTAACTATCCCTCTCGAATCATCTTCAGAAAGATTCTCATTTAGAGGATTATTATTTTCATGTGCTTCAACACAACCAGGGACATCAATGATAGGATTACCTATACCTGAAGTAACTGGAGGTGAATATTCTCTAACTGGAGGTACAGTATCAAAAATATTTCTAACTGGTGGAATATTCACATTACCAATATTCACATTACCAATATTCACACCATTAATTCTAATATTGTTAGTGTCAATACGAGGGATACTCATTAGTCATTAGAATGGAAGGCCCGCAGATGAACCACTAGCACCACCAAAAGAACCACTAGGAATACCAGATCCTACTTCAGGAACTAATGCTCCACCTGTAGTACCAGGTAATTCTGGAATGGATGAACCTACTAGACCAGGAAGTGAACCTGTAACTACATCAGTAACACTGTTGATCATTTGAGTCTTAACACCATCTATAATATTATCCTTCTCAAGATAAATCCAACCACCTGCACCCACTACTGACAAGGATATAACACTTGAAAAAATTGCAAGACCGTTAACAATCTTTTGCATTTTCATTCATCCAAAGTTCTTCTTTATGTATGTAAATTATTAATTTTAATCTTCCTTCACAAAATCCTCTATAGTAAATAAAGATTTTAAAGTTATCCCAGATTTTTCCATTGCCTCTTTACCACCTTCTTGCCGATCTATAATAGCAACAATAGTTTCTACTACATATCCAGCATCACGCAACTTCTCCACTGCTTTAAGGGATGATCCGCCAGTAGTGACTACATCCTCCAAGACAGTTACTTTGGACCCTTCAGGAGGGAGTGGGCCCTCTATCCAGGCACCTGTACCATGTCCCTTTGCTTGCTTACGAACAATCAAACCACTTTGTGTTGTACACCAAGCAGATTCTAAAGATACTAAAGAAACTCCACATACCAAAGGATCGGCACCAAGAGTAAGTCCTGCTACCGATACTGAATCAGATTCAATATATTCCAACATAGAATAACTTGTAAGTCTAAGACCTTCTGGACTTAAAATAACAGGTTTACAATTTATATAATGCTCACTAATCTCACCAGAAGAAAGTTTAAACTCACCTCTACGATAAGATTTCTCTCTTAGCATTTTTAAAAGTTCATCTCTCATACCTACTACTCCTATCCTCTTTTCATCCATTTTTTTCCTCTATCTATTGATTCTAATCTAGCAGATTCAAATTCTTCTTTCCACTCCTTTATATCGTTACCCCAATCCTCTTCATACTCTTCTGGGACATAATCAAAACCAACTCTCCTAATTCTTCGACCTTTCCAATCCTTCTTCTCTTGTATTTTTAAAGATGTATTTAACTGAGAAGCAATCCATTCAATAGCCCTCTTCTGATATGGTCTCATTATAAATTCTCCTTTTAAACTTTTTCCAATCTTTACCAACCTTCTTATTTCCATACATCATACGAAGTTTTTTTTCTTCGCAGTTCTCATCATCCTTTTTTAGTCTTTCTTCCCATCCATAATCCACATTCAATTTACGTAAATTATAAACACTAAAAGAATCTGGTAACCAACTCACTCATCCCTCCCTTGCATATACTGTATCAATATACCCATCCAAACGAATCCTACAATAAGACATATAAGTTCTATAAGAGGTGTTGACATTAGTTGTGCTCATTAATTGTTGTGTTGTTTTGTCTATTTTTTATCTAAACTGTACAACTCTGATACTTTCATCATACCAATTAACTTACCTTCTAATCTGGTACAATAACCTTCCAATGCTTTGATCCTTTTCTCTTGTTCTTCTATTAGTTGTCTATTACTCTTATAATTCATAGCAAAATCTTTTAATTCTTCCTCACTCATTTTATCATCTCCATAAAGTTCGTCGTAAAGTAAACTCCACGAATTAACCATAATACCAACCTTCAATTACATCCATCATATTTAACTGAATCTATTGGAAGTGGTGGTGCTGGAGTATTGTCAGATATTACCTGCCACTCCTGAACAAGTCTAGCCACTTGTTTTTTATCCATCCCATCCAATTTCATACAATTCCTCAAACAAACGAGAATACATTTCTCATCACTAATAGGTGCTTTATGTGTCCAACCATCATTACCAAGATATGTTGGAGGGCGATCGATATATTTAGTATTCATCTTCTATATCGAAGTGGCCATGCCATATGCATCCCTGTCACTAATAGTATAACAAAAAGGAATGGAAATGTTGCAACGAATACAGTCATAATAGTATTGCTCCAATAATAAATCCCTTTCCGAATGCAAGGCAAAGCATCTGATAATCAGTCAAGTTAAACTTGTCCTGAATTTTCTTTGCCCATGCCTTATCCCAATCTTTAATCTTAGTCAACAAGTGTACCATATTCTCTCCTAATTTCTCTTAATACTTCCCAATCCTTATTTTTTGTACCACCATCATACTCAAGTGCATAACCAAACTTAATCATCTCTTCATTGATAGAGAGTTCTGGATCACCATCTGTGGAGTAAATCCATCCTAAAAGACGACCGTATTTACCTACACCACCTTTAAGTTCTGTACGAATAGTAAGTTCTTCATCACCACTCAGAACTCCTTCTAACCTACTCTTCATATAGTTGGTAGCATCAATACCCAATGCCTTTTCTTCAAGGTCTTTGGTACGTTTTTCTGGAGTATCAATCCCGGCTATGCGGACTCGTTCTTCTTTATAAATCCCGAAGCCTAAATCTATCCGCACATCAATTGTATCGCCATCGACGACTTTAGTAACCTCTACAACCCGAAAGTTATAACAACTATTCCTACTGGGTGGCACCATTTTCGCCATTGTATTATAGCATATTTTCCCTATTTAGTCAACCATCTATCATGGATTTCTTGGATCTAGTCCTAACCTTTTAAGATATTCCAACCACCAATCTTGATCCTTAATATATCTCCAATTGGGTACAGGTTTCCCTCTCTCAACTGTGTAATATTGGTGCAGACTATCATCGATAATCTGTTCTATCTCCATACTCTTCTTCTTTCTCATCAACGTCTGCATACGGATTTTCCACAAAGGGTCCTCGTTTTCGTAGAGGTTCTTTTCTGACATAAATCCGTTCAGTATTAGCAGCTGACACCCAAACTGACAATTTTAGAATAACAATTATTAAACCTAATGGTAACAAACACCCTATCAATACAAGATTGATCTTAGGAATCATCAAAGTGTTCATTTATTCTTACTTGTAAAAGGTACCCAGTTTTTCTATCAATATTTATGACCAAATACTTTCCAAATAAAATTATCTGTATCAGTGACCCTGATATCTATGAGGATTTTTCATAGAGTCTATACAGAAAAAAGAAAAAGGAGCCAACATAAGACTACTTCCTACTATCAAGAAGTTTGTATGTTCGCCAATGAGGTGTGCAAATTGTAATATCATGATACGTGAACCACTCCTTTCATACCAGCACCAGCATGAGGTTCACACTGAATTTCATAATCACCAGGAGTGTCAAAGGTAACATCAAAACTATCTCCAGTAGCAAATGCTAAGTCTGGATGCGATAGTTCTGGATGGTCAATGACTACCATGTTATGTGGTGGAAGAGCACCATTAGTGAATGTAACTTGCTCACCAGCACTAATGCTAATATCACTTGGATCGAATACCAGATTTCCATTTGCTCCCATAAAAACTTCAGCACCGTATGCATATCCTGGCAATGCAAAACAAACCGAGGCGATTAATCCCCAGATAAGAATTTTAAGAATAATCATAATTTATACTACTACACAAAATTGAGACTCTTCAGTCAATATACAATCAATTGAACTAGGATGAGAATGTAAATATGGTACATCGTTTACTGCTTGCTTCTTTGCTTGAAAAGCATCTTCGGCATATACACCAATACTTTGATGACGTTTTGTTTGATCCAAATACTGAACCATATAATGTGCCTGGGGCATGATCTTTCAATCCCAACAACACTAATATTTATTTTTCTAATAGGTATTATTAACTATTATTATGGGTATTTCAAGACAGTGTTAGAGAACCTAAACAAGACCTTATTATCTTACATTGTATAGTTTTCGTCAGTTTGAGGTGGTGCTTGAGTTAGTTGAACCGGTCCTTGTTCAATTCTAATTGTCTGTGTAGGAGCAGTCTGAGATGCTTTCTCAATCAGTCTCTCCATGTCTGCCTTAGTTATATTACCATTACCACCATTACCATTACCATTTCCACCATCTTTACCTTTAGCAGCTTGGACGCCGAACGTTGCTAAAACACCAGTAAAAACACTGGCTATGAAAGTCGGATCTAGTTTTTGTTCTGGTATTCCAAGTGCTGGAGGAAGTTTAATGTAGGCGAGAGTGAGTATCCCGCCACTCCAAACAAGAATACCAAGACGAACAAAGGTACTAAGAATAGCGAGTTGTTCTTCTTTGTCATCTGTCACCTCTTTAAGTTTACCAATAATACCTTTCTTCTTATCATCTTCCTTCTTAATCTCTTCTGGCATTTTGGTAAAGCAGTTCAAATTATTTATGAAAAAGGGCCCTTTTGAGGAGGGCCCTTACACGTTAATATATTGGTGATATCATTTTTATATTATCCTTGCCAAATCATATCTGGCATCTGTTGTGGTCCTTGTCTATTCATAAACATGAGCACCAAGTACCCTAAGAACCATAGGATATTAACAATCCAGGCCTGTCTATACAAATACTTTCTAACACCCATAGAGATACGAATATCACGGGTATCATCAACAGATTGAGGATCTGAATCTGCAAACCTTCTTATCAATTGCTCTATGATAACAGCAATTATAGTTGCTATTACCAATGGATAGAACATAAAGTTCAGGAGAGCCATGAATATTATTAATGTGTGTATCATATTGGATTTGCTGAGGGAACATACATTGGTTGCATTATACCACCATCATCACCTTCATCATCATCATCATCTTTATTTGATAAAACTAAAATGATTAAGTAAGGAGTTATAACAAATAAAAAATATTGAAATATTATCCAATTATAATTCATGAGTCTTGGTAATTAACGTACTCTGTGTTTTCGTTCATTGTTTTTCTCTAAAGTTTTGTTTTTAATAACAATTCTACCTTTATCTGTTAAGTATTCTATTTGAAATTCTAATTCGTCATCATGTCCCCAACAAAGTTCATCATAAAGGTCATTAAGTTTCTCCATGTCTTCATAGAGACCATTTGGATTTGTCATAATCAATGCGTATGTGTATCAAAATAAATCGTAAGAACTTTGATCCTTTCTTCTTCATGTGCAATAATGTCCAGTTGTTCTTGAATTGCTCCAAGTACATCAGGATGTTCACCGATACCTACAGGATTGTGTAGGTATACTTCTACATTCATTTTTGCTTTCTCAATGTTACCTTCGGCATTAGCACGAAGGGCATTCAGAATATTAGTACGAACATCACAAGACATTATTTTCTAGGAGTAAGTTTGTATGCACCGATAATAGCCCCACTAATAAGAGCAATCATTAATACTTCCATCAGTAAAGGTCCTCCTCTTTTTCACTTTCAATTACACAATCAGAAGTTGGATACGATACACAGAGAAGTGCATATCCTTCTTTGATCTGATCATCATCAAGGAATGACTGATCACCCTGATCAACTGTTCCACTTACAATCTTACCACAACAAGATGAACAAGCACCTGCTCGACAAGAAAATGGAAGATCAATTCCTTGCTCTTCTGCAGAATCTAAAATGTATTGATCTTCCTCACAATCGATAGTTTGTTCAGAACCGTCTGGAGAACGAAGAGTGATATTGAATGTCATATTATTAGATCTATGATAATTTTAAAAGGGAATACGCCAACAAAATATAGAAGGCTTACACTAGTTATAGTAGATAAAATTTAAGTCATTGTCAAGTATTAATTGTAACAATTTTTTATGGTGAAACCATAACCTATCAGAAATTCAGAGCACCAAAAAAGAAGAAACTACCTGTAGTGATATAAGAAATAAAACCAGCAACAAAACCAAGCATTGCCACACGACCATTAAGAAGTTCTGATCTTTCTGCTTGAGTTACGGATACATCCTTAGGATCAACGTACATACGTGGTTCCTTAGCAAACATGTTCTGACGGTTGCCGTCTTCAGTTGTAACTACAGCTGTTGATGAAGTCATTTTATCTTATGTAAAGAAACATTACAACATTATATATGATATGTAAACTTTTGTCAAGGTATTGATACTCATTTACTCATAGAAAAAAGGAGGATTAATACCCTCCCCCCCCCTATAAGATTTACTTAAGTGTTTCAATAATATCTAATGATATCTGTCGTAACTCTGATGGTAAAGGAACATACCCTAGTGAATCTGCTTTGTCTTGTGCTTCATCACTCAACATATATCTAAACAAATCCTTCATAACATCATTTTTAGGATGCTCTGGACGTGCAAGAATCCAAGTCAACGAAACAATAGGATAAGAGTTCGCACCAACCGGATTAGGGTTAGAACCCCTGAGTTTATCATCGAGTATAATCTTTGATAAACCCTCAGCGGAAGTTTCAGCACTTGCTTTAACATAATTACCTTCCTTATTTTCTAATAAAGGTTGTTGAAAATTATTCTGTTTTATAAAACTATAATTAAGATACCCAATAGAACCAGGGGTATTTTTGATAGTCGCAGAAACACCAGCATTACCTTTAGAACCAACACCAGTCGGCCATGCAACAGATTTACCTGATCCAATAGTCCACTCAGGAGAGAATGACTTGAGGGAACTAGTAAACCCTGCAGTAGTACCTGATCCATCTGATCTATACACTACAGTAATCTTACCCTCTTCACATCCCAGATCCTTCCAATCAGAAATAGAACCATTGAACACACGAACCAGTTGTACCTGAGTTAATTTCAAATCACATCCTGGTTTATTATATGTGGGAACAATAGCTCCACCAGTCATTGGTATTTGTACGACTGGTTCTTTAATTTTAGAATCAGATATTACTTTATCAGAAGCACCAAAGTCAATTGTACCTCCATTGTACTGACGAACTCCTGCACCACTACCAGTTGCCTGATAGTTTACAAAAACTCCTTCTGTCTTGTTAGTGTAATCATTAAAAGCACGTTGATAAAATGTTGCTGGAAATGTAGCACCTGAACCTGTTAGTCTAACACTATTAGATCCTCCACATGCTACTAGAGTAGATGCGAGTGTTGTGAACGCGATAAGCCTTTTCATTTGGATCCGCTTAGGGCAAATTATATATAGCAATTTAATCTAATTTTGACATAAAAAAAGAGGGACATAAGTCCCTCTTGTATGTTATCTGACTTGATATCAGAAGTTGTACTTAACGCCCAACTTACCACCAACTCCAAGATCATCGGAGTCATCAGCAGTCAAGAAGCTAAGTTCACCATATGCACCAAAGCTGTCAGTTACAGGGAAACCAAGACCTGCTTTGCCAGAGAATTGAGTTTCAGTGTCAACACCGTCAACAGCAACTACAGCAGGACCACCCTGGATATAGTATGATGCGGTTCCAAAAGAACCCTCATAACCTACGTGAAGATCAGTTGTAGCTCCTGTATAGTCATCACCCGTCCAACCAGCATTGGTTTCGACGTTAACATATGGACCTGCAAGGGCAGCTCCTGCGGACATTGACAGAGCAGCAGTTGCTGCGAATACAGATTTAATCATTTGATTTTACCTCTTAGTTTACTTGCGGAATGGTTACCCGCAGATGAAAGGAGAATCGTTAGCTCTCCGTTACCTTTCGTTACAAAAATTAGATATAAGCAAAAGGTTAAGTATTTATAATAGTAGGGACATTGAATTTTGTCAACCCTTATTTTGTGTCGGATCGGATACCCGACCCAAATAAGGATCAAACTCCATCAATTCATCGATAGACATCTGTGCTCCCTTCTGACTCCAGAAATTCATCTGGGCCTGATAATTACCTTTATGGAAGACCTCTACATGATCGGGATGAATACTTGATCCCAACTCTGTCTTGTATAAGAGAAGTGGAAGGGCATAAGTATTGCCCGAATTGTAAATCAAATCGTCAGCAACTGGACGTGGCCTAACACCATTATCCAATTTGTACTTATCACCTCTACAGTGAAGTCTAATTAACTTCTCTGCATGGTGCCTAGTAATAATATAACATGCTGTAGAGAATTCATTCACAAACCTTTTATGAATCTTAATGTGAATGTCTCCTGTACAGATGATTGCAATCTGACATACATCCCAATCATAAGGAATCTTAGCGTGGAAGTCTTGCCAAGTAAAGTTCCAGAACCTTACCAAATCAAGTTCGCAATCATCTTCCATCATGATTGCATAGGGTTCACCCGAATCATAAAATTCTTTGATTGCTTTTAAATGAGACGTAGTACAACCAATCTCACCAGAAGTCATCATATCTGGATAACGACCCTTGAGAATTTCACTTAGATCATCATCTCTACCATCATAGGCAGAGATACGATGGTAGTTTGTGATGTCCCAGTATCTAAACTGGTCCTCCATATACTCCCATCTCTCAGGTTGATCATCGAGATTTATACAATATACAGGACCAAAATTCCTTAGTTTGAATGCTGATTTGTTCTTATCCCTTATTATCATCGAGTCTCACCTTTAAATAATCTTGATTTGTAATATACTCTCTCAAAGTTTCTTTATCCATCCTTTGAATCTTTTCCCATTCAATGTTGTTTGAAGACATGTATGGGTTATTGAACCATGAATTTGGAGTTCTAGAATGTTCTAAGTGATAGATAACATCATTGATTCTAGAAACACCGTATCCTAATGTAGTGTATCTATAATATCTTTCAACATCCTCCGGAGCATAAGCAATGAAGTTCTCATTCTCCAGTCCACCTTCAATATAGACATCTCTATTGAAGAATTGAACGAAACCATACTTGGCGTCATAGGTTTTTGATACACCCTTAAAGGCATTGAAGTCAAAGTCACTCACAAGAAAATTTGTGACGACTTGATCATCAGCAAAGACTTGTATTTGGAAGTCTCCATTACCATAGGGATACACCACATCAGATCGATGAGTGACGATCCTATCATATGCTTGCATGTAAGAAGCAATAGGAAGGATAACGTCACAATCATAGTTAACAACCACTTCTGTGTTTGCCATCATAATCATGTCATTCAGAACTCTCTGTCTATGGAAAGTAGGAGAGTCTGACTGTTCAAATACATGAGTTAAATCACCAATGTCTCCACAGAACTCTTTGATCTGTGGTAGTGCTTTCTCATGAAACACAGAGGTCTTATCAACCTCCTTGATGATAACATGGGTTTTAAAATTAGACAACAAAAAACAGACTGAAGTAATTACATTCCTCAGTCTGTCATCAGATTCAATTCTGATTGGGATAATAAAGGTTGCCCTTGATAGATCAAATTTGTTCATCTGGATACTTCTCACCTCCTTCAAAGAACTCTTTATATGTAGAGTGTAATATATCTAATTCTGCTTTATTAACAATCCAACCACCCTCAGGATGATTTATTTGATAATCATAGACTATTCTACTAGAACTGGTTCGATTCTCATGTTCTCTTGTTGCTGTAAGAACATCTTCAATAATATATGGAAGACCGTGTGTAATTCTCATTCTATGATACAAATCAGTGTCTACCAAAAGATTTAGGTCTTCACTCATATACATCTTACAAGAGTTAAGTAATGAAATACCAGAAGGATTGCCTAATAGATTCCTTCCCTCCAACATTTTATCACACCATCTAGGAACTACCTCTCTAAAAAAGGTAACACCATCCTTTGTATGACAGAAAGAATTGAATGCCCACTTACATCCATTATCATAAGTATCTTTCAACTTCTGTAAGGCTTCATTATCCACGAACAAGTCATCTTGATAAACTACTTTCAATATCCTACCGGTACCATGCTCCAGTGCTACATTAGTATTAGGACCTAAATTTCCTCTACTATATTCATTTCTAACATAGATGATCTCAAAAATTTCACTCTTCTCCTTACAGAAGTCATGAATCTCATAATCAACACTATGATCTGATACAACAATATTAAAATCTTGAAAGGTCTGAGATTGTAAGGTGTCAAACAACTCTGAGAGGTACTTTACTCCTTCACCTTTGAACTCATAAGTGGGTATACATATGGATATTTCAGTCATTTAGTTACTCCCATAACATTTTTATACCAATCGATAGTTTTTCTTAACCCTTCTTCAAGAGTATGTTGAGGATAAAAGTTTAATGTCTTTTTAATTTTAGTATTATCAATCGCATATCGCAAGTCATGTCCTGGTCTATCATCAACATATTCAATTAAATCCTCACTTGCTCCCATTATATTAATAATAGTTTTAATCAAATCAATATTTTTAACCTCACATTCACCACCAATATTATATTTCTGACCCACTCCACCACCATAAAAAACATCTAAGATTCCTTGACAATGATCTTCAACATAAATCCAATCTCTAATATTCTGACCTCTACCGTAGACAGGAATCTTTTTACCTTCAAGAATATTAGTAATAGTTTTAGGAATTAACTTCTCTCTATGTTGACGTGGACCATAGTTATTAGAACAGTTAGTAATAATAACTGGTAACCCATAGGTATTCCCAAATGCTGTTACGAAGTGATCACTAGCAGCCTTAGATGCAGAGTAAGGATTCTGAGGATTATAAGGTGTTTCTTCTGTGAAAGGAGGATCATCATACCCCAATGCACCATAGACCTCATCAGTAGAGATGTGATGGAACTTCTGTACCTTATACTTTACAGATAACTCAAGAAGATTGAGTGTACCTATAATATTAGAATCAACAAAAGGTTTTGCGTCATCAATAGAATTATCTACATGAGACTCTGCCGCAAAATGAAATATAATATCTGGTTCATATTTTTGAAACAACTCTTCAAGGTAATTCTTATTAACCAGATCAACTACTTCTACAGGAAATTTAAATGGAAATAAGTTATCCATGTTTGCGGCATAGGATAACTTATCAAGAATTATAATATCATCATGCCCTTTACTGACAAGATGATGAACAAAATTACTACCGATAAAACCAGCAGCTCCAGTAACAAAAATCATTTTAGATCTTAGACCAACGATTAGGAACAATATCAACAGTGTTGTTCTTGGCAGTATAACCAGTAGAACCAAACCAAGTCTTAGGTGCAACAACTTCTGGATCAGGATTCTGACTCAACCATGCACCCCACCAAGAGAATGAAGAATTTGCAATGATATAATCAGTACATAGAGTCATAAGACATAGATCATAAACATTGTTGTTTGTCTCTGATATCATAAACCTGTCTGGTTTAAAGATATCCTGTTCCTTACACCACTTTACATCATCAGTAAAGATAACAACAGGTCTCTTCTCATTGAAACGTTTTAGTGCAGTATGATAATACTTCAAACTACAAGGGGGATGGTCTTGTGCTTTCTCAACATAGTCAGTCCTACGAACATGAAGTGCAATAGGTTCTGACAGTTCCTCCATAACCTCTTTACAGTTTGTCACTACATCCTTCTTGAATGTAAAGTCTTCTTTAATAGAGTCTGCAATGTGTGAGAAGTATTTTTCAGTCTGAAAATATCCGTAGAGACTAATATCGTCAGGACACTGTTCAACCAATTCAGAATCATAATTGAATTGTCTTTCCTGTACAAACTTATCAGAAACTCTTCCTCTGTTCTTTAAGTGTGGAAGATTGAATGCATCAAAGAGTTGATGTTCATTCCACTCATCCTTAAAATCACTTTCGGGGATAGTGAATTCATACCCTCTGTGATGTGCAATACCACGAAGTGTAGCATATTGGAACATCTGGTTACCCAGTCTTCCAACGATACCAAGATGATTAAAACCAATCATAAGAATTTCAGAATATTATTAATGCGGTTGACGTAAGTATGTTTGTCCTTAATGAACTGCATGGCTTCTCTCATATTAATACTACTACTCCTCTCTGCTTGAACAAGGTTATTATAGAGAGTTTCTGGAGTACCACCAAAAACCACATAGTCACCAAAGGCTTCCTTGATGAATGGTGAATTCGTCCCTGGAATTCTACCATAACTGATGTTCTTTTGTATACGACAGGGAATATAACCACACTGAAGATGCCAGTCACTCCTGAAATCTGGACAGATATAGGAGTCACGAATCAATCTACGATTCTCTGAGTGTTCGATTGATTGGGTATATAATTGAATTTTCTTACCATTATTCTCTGCATAGTGTGCAAAGCTCTCAAGCCAGTAAGGACCCTGTTCATACATCATACCAACATAGTTGATGTTCTTCCTTGATGGGTCAAACTTTTCATAATTATCAACATCAATCTCATCAGGAAGAAGGTCAGTACCCCAGGTTTGATACAGAGTCCTGGTTGATTCATCCCAATGACAGAGGTCTTCAATCTTTTCAAAATGAACAGTATCACGGATACAATTACCCAGTTTTAATACATTCTCATAAGGAACTCCACGATCAGTCAAATACTCTGTAGGTACATGGTGAGTAATGTACCTACAATCTTTTATGACTGGCATATGGGACTTCTGTGAGTCCTCTACAAAAAATACAGCGTCAGTGTAATCTAGATTGTGTGGTTCATTAGAGACCCACATTACATCATGACCTAGACTAGTGAAAGCTTTGTAATATGTGTCGTGAATATATCCGTGCGTTGAACTATGAAGGGGATAGTGTCCCCAAATAATAATTTTCATAAAACAGTCCCCGGTGGGAGATGATAATGGAATCCAAAAGGTGTGATACCTCTGGTTTCTGGAACAGGTTTCTCGTGTGCAAACCTTGCCGCAACAGTTACAGGAGCAAACTTACAACCTAATACTTCATATATATGTCTGTTGTGAACACAGATACATCCGTCTTCTGCGGTGTTGTTTGCATCCATGTGTTTATAGAAGTTACCCCAGTTCACATCAAAGTGAACGTAAGCATTGTTAGGAACCTCTAGGAGTTTCTTAGAGCGGAGAGTGAATCCACCATTACCAACTCTCTGATGTCCTCCCCAAGGGTCAATGTATGCCCCGTCAGAGTGTTCCCATGGTGCTCCAATGTAATCATACTCTAACCACAGTGGATCCCACTTCTCAGGGTTGATAATAAACCCATCAGCCTGGATAGTAATACAGTGAGTTGTGTCTACATGTTTCTGTAGGTCATAGACCATGTAATGACTATACTCATCAATAGAAGTGATCTTTGGACACTTCTCTACACTAATACCTGCTTCTTCAAAGTCAGGACGGTCTTGATCTGATATTAGTTTTACTGCACCAAAACGAATACCCTGCATACTTTTTTGAAAAGCATACAAGGTCTGTTCAAAATTTATACTAGAGACACAAATAAGTGTCACTTCAGGCAAATCAATCATTCTTGAATCTTTTCACAGTGTCAGTAATATATCCAATCATATCATCAGTGATGACGGGAGAACAACCCAAGAAGAATACTTTGTTAAGAACCTTGTTGGCTTCTGGATACTTCTTGGCATCATCAAGGTGTGAATAACCAGGATGTAGGAGAATATTACCAGCAAAATAGTTCCTAGTCTGGATCTTGTTCTGTTCTAGGAAAGCAACCAAAGAGCGTTTAAGTTTACCGTCATCACAAATGATAGGAACACCAAACCAACTTGTCTCACTATCGTCACGTTCATTCACAACACGACAACCAGGAATAGTCTCAATGATCTTCTGAATACTCTTCTTGTTTTTCCTCCTCAATCTATGAATCTCATCAAACTTCATGAGTTGAACTGAACCAACTCCACCCTGCATGTCCAATGGTTTTAGATTGTATCCCATCTGACCGAACATATACTTGTGGTCAACGATGTCATCATATCCTTCTAACCACTTATCAAAACGACGGCCACAGACACCATTACTCAACAGATTCTGTTGTCCAACACAATAACAACCACGACCCCACCAAGCAAAACTACGAGCCAGGTCTACAATTGCTTTGATGTTAGACGATACCATACCACCTTCGATGGTACAGATGTGGTGTGCAGGATAGAAGGAACAAGATGCAGCGATAGAATGTTTAGTCAGGTAATCATCTTTGTACTTACTACCCAGACTGTCACAGTTGTCTGCAATGATATGGATACCCTTACCATTACAGAACTTCACCAGTCTGTTCATGTCATATGCGTTACCCAAGACAGGAGAAGAGAATACGGCACGAGTTCTAGGTGTTACCTTTGAGAAGACCTCATCCATATTCCAGTTCAGGTCTTGCCAGTTGATATCAACAAACACTGGTTTCAGACCAGCCTGAACAATAGGTGCAATGGTTGTAGCAAAACCACAGGAACAGACGATGATCTCGTCACCATCTTCCCATCCAAAATATTTCTTGAGTGCGGCAATCATCACCAGGTTTGCTGATGACCCAGAGTTCACCATGACTGAGTAATCAAACCCAAATCTCTGAGAGAACTCCTTCTCAAACTTATTCACCTTCTCACCAGAGGATAACCACTTACCCTTCATGACACCATAGATGAGTTCCTGTGCTTCTAAATCATCCCAATAGGGACCAGAGTAGTATACATTCTTTCCAGGTTTCCAATCCTTGTTAGCCATGAATGGAAACACATTGTCGTCCATCTCCTTGGCGTCTTGGATGAACTTTTCAATCAATTGGTACATAATTTCTCAATTCCAGCCTGTAATAAAATATTTGGTTTAAAGCCTAATTGAATTAATTTTTCACAATTCAAATGAAAATTCTTAGACTGATTCTTTGCGTAAAACTCTGGAGTCTCCATAGAAGTAATTTCACTGGTACATCCTGGTATAGTGTCCCTAACCATTCCTATAATATCATAGAAGTACATAGGATGTCCAGTGCCAACGTTGTATATTTCGTTTTCTTCTCCGTGTTCCATCAGGAACTTGATGGCTCGACACACGTCATCGACGTGCATATAGTCTCTGTAGACCATTCCTCCCTCATACAGACACACGTCTTCGTTATTCTTCAACTTATTCACCATGAAACCGAGAACATTTTTCTTCATAGAGATAGTCTTATCAGTTCCATATACATTAGAGAGCCTAATAATACGATACTTACACCCAAAGTTCTCACAGAAACAAACTAAAATTTCTTCCGCAGATCTCTTTGTGATCGAGTACAGTCCTCTAGGATCTGGGAGATCTGTCTCTTTAGCATCAATAACATCTAGACCATAAACAAATCCAGTACTGATGAAGTTAATGGTAGTATCAGTATCCTTACAATATTGAAGGGTTTCCATCAACACATTCAAATTAGTATTGATATCTACATGCAGGTCTTCAAGTATATTATAGTTTGAAGTTGTACTTATAAGGTACAGTATGTCTTTCGACTCAGGTTTCCTAGACTCTCTGGGTATCTTTATAACTTCATCGGGATATAGGTCACAAAATACTCCACCAATAAATCCAGTACCACCATATACAGAAATCATAATTCAACCAAATCCTCTGTCCACATCAAATAAAGAAGTCTTTCGATCAAGTATGATTCACCAGAAGTACTTTGAAATCCTTCAGGAGGTTCATATGATACATAAGATTTTAATTTTTCGTAGAAATGTTTACTAAATTTTAAAATGTTTCCCTTAGGAACAACATAATTTCCTCCAGGAGCGAATCTATTATAAGAAAAGTTTGGTGGATTTACAAATAACTTTTGAATCATCTCTGGAATTGTAGAAAAATATCTTGAATAAATTGTTGGACAAGATTTTGGTTCCCAATTTGGTTCAATGAATCCACCACCATTAACAACCACATATGTGCTTTGGTGAAAACGTTCGATAGGCAAGAAATATTCAACATTTAGAGCACGACAGAACCTATCATAAGTTGTATAATACTCTGCACCACCCATTTGACGTTGGAACATATTACCCTTGATAAAGATACAAATATCAGGGAGACTATCATAATGTTCTACGATATATCTCATAATATCGTAGATATTCTCACCAACATTGGGGGATCGAATACTTTCACCAAGGTGACTCCAGTCCTTTACCTCATCACTTCTGTCATAGATGATTGTGTTCTCAGGAGAGAAACCATAATCATATGTGGTACTCAACCATTCAAGATCAGAGTTGTGATTCGATACTATCAAAACCTTATCCATTGTACTTCTTCAATTCTTTTACACACTCCTCAGATGTTGATAGATTACCATCTCTGTCTTGATATGTCCAACCACTGTAGATGTTCTGTGACATTGCCCAATATCCATCAGATACATTATGTCTAGCCCAGTACTTGGGAGCAATAATGTTTTCGATGGTATCACTAGTATATACAGCGAAGAATGGGAAACTAGAATTGGACAGAATCACATGTTTTGAATTTTTAATGATAGCATAATCCTTATCAACAGTGAAATGATAAGCTGGAATCTCTGGTAACATGTCCTGTGATGCCTTCACATCATCAGTAATGGCGACAAATTTCATGTTTGGATTAATCTTTGTCATGTTTTCCATAGCGTTCAACCAGTATTCTCTGGTCAAATACAACTCACCAAATCCAACATACTCACCACCTCTATAATTTAATACACAGACATCATCGTCCATGTATTCATATGTATCATACTCTTCCTTGACCTTTAACCACTCTTTGATTAACTCTTTGTTATGGTGAAAGTACTTTTCATCTTGCATGTTACCAAAGATTATAGTATTGTCAGGAACATCTATGAGTCCCTGGTCATAACCTCTAACATCACACCCAATAGTCATATCATGATGACATGTGTTGAGTTTCTTTCTTACCTCTTTTTCATAATAAACATCTAAACCATCTGGAACTTCTTGTCCCCAGTCAAGATCAAACCAATAAAAACCACTCTGATTATACCTCTTATCTCCACTCCAACCAGTGTCCTTGACACCAAAGTCTAGTCCCCTAGTGTGAGCGATAGACCTCGCAGTTACATAGCAGGATAGTTGATTACCAATACCCTGACCTCTAAGAATTTCAGTTGCTAACATCTTTAATCAAGTGTGAGTATTTTTCAATATTGTTTAGGAGATACTCTGGATATTCATCTTTCTCCATACTAACCACTTTATATGGTTGATAATTTCTACCAAAAAGATCTACATTCCTCTCAAGATTACTAGTAATATTTGATTTTGTATAATCATTATTGTGTTCTACATGAGAGAAAGACTCAATCTTCTCTCGGATCATTTCTTCACCACCCAGGTAACTGAAATGCCATCCTCCACCATCAATGATAGGTCCACTAATTTTATTTTCATCTTCAGTGGCTTCCCGAAGATCGTCAACAGTCTTATCTTTCAAATATCCATAAGTAGCAACTCTTGATCCAAACCATTCTGATGTTTTGAAATTATTCAAGTAATACATGTAAAAATTCATACGGAAAGTAAAGTGAGTATCACTTTCCATCCAGTCTTCTACCTGTTCAATTGCATCAGGATTAGGAATTTCATCCAGATCACTCGATATCAACACGTCTTCATCTTCAAAGATAGGGAGTTTCAAGAAATAATTTCTAGAGAAGATCTCCCTGTCCCATGAAACATTGTAGTCAGGGATTTCAACAAATTCATAAATGATTTTATCTTCCCATTGTTTAAATTTTTCCTTGTTCTTCAGAAAGTTACTCTCCTTCCTAACACCAGAGAAGGTTGTATCACCTTCAATGATGACAAACTTATCAACAACATCATTCAAGATGTTCAGACGCAATTCCAACAATTCGATTTCATTGTGGAAAATAAAACAATCGTAGATCTTCATAGAATTAAGTGGGAATAATTATCAATCTGTCGTCGTATCCACCAAAGTCACAGACATATGCATCGTCTTGAAGTTCCTCTGGGACAGATGAGAAGATAGCATCTGGATTATATGAGATATCTTCGATGACAATATATCCACCCTTATTCATTTTGGGAAGATATAATTCTAGAAGTTTCTGATGACTCTCAGGAGTATGAGGACCGTCATCGATGAGGATATCAATACCACCATCGATCTTATCTACAGTCTCTTGAGTGTATCCATCAGCATCGATGAACTGAACACCATCAGATAACCATTCCTCATGATATGGTATCTTGTGTTGATTAAAATCAGTAAAGTTATCGATACCAATGATCGTTGCTCTATTAGAGAAGAACTCCTTCCACAATTTCAAAGAAGCTCCAGAACGAACACCAATCTCAACCAGTGTGATTTTCTTGTTTCTCAGTGGTTCAAACTTCTCCCGATAGAACCCATCGACGAATGACTTTGGTTCTCCCTTGTCTGTCCCATAATCTGGATTATCCGTAATGTTCAGGTTATGTTCTTTTAGAATTTCTTGTAATGTCTTCATTTGTAATCACCAAATCTCAAAACTTTGTTTTCTCTATAATCAAAATTATAATTCCAGTTTAATGGGTCTCCAAATTCACCATTCCACTTTTTCTTGTGATATTCTTCTGTGGTGATTATGTACTTTTGAAGATATTTTTCATGGTCTTCTTTCGACATATTTCTACTAGTTCCACATGGATGATGATATGTTATTTCTTCATTAAACATCCCTACATTCACTCCTCTCAAACGTTTTTCATAATCAGCGTCTTCATAGTTACAAGGGTAATGATTAGTATCAAACAATCCAACTTCTTTAAGAACTTTCTTTTTCAAAGCAAAACAAGCATATTTTGTATTTGATTCGTTATGAAAAAGAATATCACATTCATCTAATCCTTTGATCATCTTTTCTAATCCTCCTGGATGGAAGATTACATCATCATCAGCTTTGACGAAATAATCACACTGAGGATACGATGTAAAGTGATAATTCCATCCACCTGGACATCCTAAATTGGTAGGATGAAAACTAATATCAACCTTCTCAATAAGATCTTTATCAATTTCATTTTTAGAATACTCTAACATATCCAAAAAGAAATTAACATTTTCATTATTGATAACAATAGATAAAATTTCTACAGGATAATCAATTGATTCGATTAATCTTTTTAGATTTGTTATTGAGTTTAAAGATTGTGTTCCAAATAAAGGTACCTTATTCATTTAAATTAATTTGTTGAGAAATCCAGTTGTATGTCTTACGAATACCCTCTTCTAGAGTCTGTGAATAGTCCCATCCAAGTTTCTCACGGATGAGATTATTGTTTGAGTTACGACCACGAACTCCAAGAGGTCCGTCAATATGAATCTTTTGAACGTCTTTACCAGCAACCTTAGCAGCAGTATCTACCAATTCATTGATAGTGACCATCTCTTCAGAACCGATATTAACTGGTCCCATAAAGTCACTATCCATCAGCCTTCTAGTCGCTTCGATGCATTCATCAATGAACAAGAAGGAACGAGTCTGTAAACCATCTCCCCACACTTCGATTGCTCCACCTTGTGACGGGAGGTTAATAACCTTCCGGCAGATAGCAGCTGGAGCCTTCTCTCTTCCTCCATCCCAGGTTCCTTCAGGTCCAAAGATATTATGATACCTAGCAACACGAACAGGGATCCCATGGTTACGATTGTAAGCAAAGTATAGACGTTCGCTAAACAATTTCTCCCATCCATATTCGGAATCTGGTGCAGCTGGGTATGCAGAATCTTCACGACAATCTGGATTATCAGGATCTAATTGATTATGTTCTGGATACATACATGCAGATCCAGAATAAAAAATCTTAGTATTATTTCCTACCGACTCATTAAACTTACGTTGTTCGTCAAGAACATTCAAGTTGATAGTCACGGAGTTATGCATAATATCTGCATCATTCTCACCAGTAAATACAAATCCTGCTCCACCCATATCAGCAGCGAACTGATAGATTTCATCAAAAGGAAGAATGTATCTTTCAGGAACACTGGCATAAAAATTACCAGAATACCCTTTGAATCGAATCACACGACTGACAAGATCTACGTCACGAAGGTCACCAACGATGAATTCATCTGCTTCTGTTTCACCGTATTCTGGTTCTTTGAGATCAACTCCACGAACCCAGTAACCTTCTGAACGTAGTCTCTTCACCATGTGACTACCAATAAATCCACCAGCACCAAGAACTAGTGCTGTCTTTTTATTATCACTCATAATTTTTTTTGGTTTTACTTTCAATATTATATCAGAGTTTTATTCTTCTGACACCATCTGAATCTTTGGTACAGTACTGTGTGATAGCGGGAAACTCATTCAGTCTATCAATAAGTTTTGAAACATCTCCACCACCACCGGATGGTTGTGCTTGGAGTGCTGCTACTGCCGCTTCCAATACCTTAAGTCTTTCTTCAACTTCTACATCATACTTTGACATAGATGCTCCACTTGAAGACTTGCCTGATGTACCTTTCATTTTCTTAAAATTAGTAACTAACCGTATTTAGTAAAGGAGAGGGACTTCTGGTAGAAGTCCTCCCATTATACTGCTTTATCATCTGTCTTGACTTCAGTAGTACCACTGTCCATACTATGGTACGCTTCTTTCACTCTATCAACAGCAATCTTAGACCAAGATACTGTTGTCTTAGCAAATGGTACAAGTATATCCATGGTAAATTCATTCCACTCATACAAATGTATCTGCCATCGTACCTTAGCATCCTCAATATACTCAGCAAGAGAAATCTGTGTATCTTCTGGTCGCTCTACTGGTGGTTTATATAAACTACCTTTAACTTTGGTTGGTGCATCAGTCATAATAAACTAGTTTAAAACTCTACATGGTATCTATATACCCATACCACATTTCCCAAAGATTAGTAACTAAACTTTTTCTTTAAATGGAAACATGAAACCATGGGATTTGACTCTATTATAGTCCTTCCGTGACTCTGTTATAATCATCTTCAATTCTGATAATATCAGTCTCTTCACATTCTCCTTGTTGGATTTCCAGAAACTTAATCCCTTCAATACCACCTTGAAGTCTATGAATCATTCCTACGGAAATGTGAAAATGATCTTTAGGTCTAACCTCTTTGGTTTCAGAGTCCAAAGTTATAATCCCTGTTCCAGACAAGATGTGCCAGAACTCTTCTCTCTTCTGATGTTTTTGAAGAGAGAATCTTTGATTAGGAAAGATCGTTATGAGTTTAATGACTTGAAAGGGATTCCTATCCAAGTCCTTATATGATCCCCACGGTTTTTTTACTATATTATCCAACTTCAACAGTCTCTAGATCTTCTGCGATACAGTCGATGAGAATGTCATAGTCATCCAGAGGATCACCAGAGAATACTACTCCACTATTTTCATAATACTTACGAACCTTTTTAAAAAGTTTCGGATTCTTTACGTCCAGGAAAAATTCGCCATTTACAGCACCACGAAGGGTTTGAAGATCTTTTTTGAACTTAGAAGTAATAGTCATTGTCTCGTTTGTTGACCTTAGTATTATAAGGGAATGACACTGAAGTGTCAATGGGGGTTGTGGGGATTGAACCCACCTTCGGCAAGTTATGAGCTTGCTGCATTCAACCAGATTGCTAAACCCCCCTTACCTCAATGAGGTTGTGGAGTTAGTTTATTGTGGTTCCACTCTCCTAATGTAACAGAGTTAGAGCCACATATCATTTCTACTAGGCCACTTTTGTATTCGCCCACTGTGACCACATAAAACAGTGACTCATAGACACCTTGTTGTTGAAGTTTTGTTATTCTATGAACTCCATCTTCTATCAGATAATATCCATTATCATATTGTATAACAATACCTGGATATGAAGGATCTGCTTCATCTACAAGTTTTTGTTTCTTTGGTCCTGATGGATAACATATTTTAGAATGTTCAATAACAATTGGTTCTCTGTTGTCCGTAACTCTCTTGTATGACTTATTCTTCTTACGACGCATCATTGTGCTCAGTATAAATCCTCACAAGTTCTTCTTCAAATTCTTCTTCCATTGTCGTTAATATTGCCGTCTCCTCTCCATTTGTTATACCTATAATCTCTCCACTTTCAACGTTTGTAATCAGCTGATCCCAATGTTTTTGAAATTCTTCCACGGTGTAAAATTTCATTGTTGATATATGTATGTAAGTTGAGTGTGTAATTTTTCACTAATAATCTACCTATATTCCTGGTAGATTATTAGAGATATATGGAATAAGATCATTCTCTACCCTCTCCACAATAACATCAATAATATCCACATCCAAATCCATGAAAGGTGGAATGATGCCAAGTATCCTTAACAACCCATCAACAAATAAAGACAGTGCAATGAATCCAAGAATCATACTAATAATAGTAGCATCCCAGTTGTGCTTAGCCATAGAAGCCCTATCAATCTCTCTTGCTTCTTCAATAACCTCATGTTTGACAACAGCAATAAGACGATCAACTTCAGTCTTAGTATAGACTATCTCTTTATCCATTTCAATAGTCATTAACGAACTTCAAAATCCAATTTACGAACCTTACGATGTCTTCTCTGTTCCTGATACATCAAATCTTGAGAAGACAAAACATTTTTCTGTTTGGTATTTTCATTCAAATTTATCATAACAACATCATTTAAGTCAACAGCAGTAATGTTTTCTCCAGTGACTGTCATCATATTAGGACATCCGCAGGACTTTGGTTTATTAGTACTACGAATCTCAGTGTTGCATTGTTTGCATCTTACTGCCAACATGATAGTATACCCTCTTAACTAAAGTAAAATCTTTAATCATTTAATAAATCCATTTTCAACTAACCATTTTCTTGTTAAAGGCGTTGGTGAGTATGTTTCCCACATGTTACCTTCTGCACATGCTTCAAGTGCCTTTGCAGTTACATCATCTGTTCTACCTGCCCAACCTGCTTCTGCTTCCCATGGTACTGCTGATTCTGGATATGTTCTCTCTGCCATCACTCTCCAAATGACAGGAATCTCTTCCTCTGGAAGAATTATAGCAATCATACTATTATCAATTGTTCCTGCCATACAGTCCTGTGCAGCATGCCATCCTTCATGTCTCATTACACTCATCAATATACCTTGTTCGTGCATGAAATTGGTATTTAAAAAGAAGGTATTACTGACTGTATGATACGCCCCTCTGTGACCTGACGGAAAATATTTCTCATCTGCTAAAAATACTTTAACTCCGACTCTATCAAGGGACCTGAGAATTGAATTAAACTCAGAAGAAACAACAGAATAGTTAGAACTATGATAATATTTTTGAATGTCTCTAATTGATCTGACTTGTTGAACATTGTCTGTACATTCTCCAAGTAACATACAACCCATAGAATCATATGTCTTCCAACCCTTAACTTCAGGATCAGCCATCACTGGACTGGTAAGCATCAGTGATGAAATCAATGTGGTAATAATTTTTTTCATAATATCTATATGATAAATGGACTCTACATGTACCAACCAACTAAAGTTGTTCTGCTTCCAGACTTTAAAGGATTCACTCTATGTAGTTTATCTGAAGGGAAGACAATAAAGTCTCCATAATTAAACTTTCTTCTGTATATATTACCATTACTTGCCTTTATTTCAAACTCTGCACCAGTATAATCTTTCTCATAACTTAAACAATATACAATAGAGATTTTTCTATGACCTATACTACTTGTAGGTTCAGAGTTATCTTTGTGCCAACCATAAAAATCTCCCTTACCAATATACCTAGTGTATTGTATAGATGACTCCCATTTATGTTTAAGATCCATTTTCCACTTCATGTCATTAATATACCTGATAGTGTTTCTCAGTCCTTGTTCAATAAAGTTGACTTGACTTATACTAATACCTTTGGTCTTGCATTTTCTAATACTATGGTCTTCAACCCCAGCACTACCAAGTCCACCAGGATTTAGGATATCATCATCAGGAAAATTTATCTTACAATTTTTTAAAACATCATCAGTTGCTTCAACAGATCCAAAGTTCCCTACAAAATAATCATCCGTAAGAATTTTAAATGGTTTCATTGTCGATTAGAAAAAATAAGATCCACTATGTCACAACAGGCTCACTAGGAATCGAACCTAGAATAACGCTTTAGAAGAGCGTAGTTATATCCGTTTAACTATGAGCCCCTGTGGTAGTTCCTATCGCCGCTAATCCTAAACTACCAAGGGGATTACCGCAGTCAAGAGAGAAACTACTTATAACCAGTTCCAGAATTCCAACCTCCTGGGCATTCTTGGAAGGTCTCAGAACCTCCTTGAGCCTGTAGAGAAGTCCAATTCTTTGTTGCCTCCTCATACATATCTTGATGTATGGTTGGAGACTCACCAGAATGAGGATGTACCATCTTAACTTGTGTATTATAATCCATTTCGGGTGAAATGTCAAACCTCTTTTCAGTATTTGTTGTACAACTAAACCAAGGATCATCAGGAATCTTGATTGGTGCTGGTATTGACCTATAAAATACCTGTTCCTTAATAGTATTCTTCTTCTTGGTTTTAATCCTAATAGAATTCTTCATCTTTATTTTAATCTTATTACCAGTAAGAATTTTACCCAATCGAGACTTAATTTGTTTAGTCATTCGTATACAAGTTTGTGAACATAATCATAAGAATAATTAGTACGATTTCCGTGAATACCCCAACCTAACCAACTGTAAGCAGCATTCATATAGTAACTAACAGTCTGCCCACTACCCTCAAAGTAAGGGAGTTGTGTCTGGAAAATATTCTCATTAATCATATAACGAGTCTGACCTTCTAGTGAACTAGGATCACACCCATAATTTTTACAAAACTTTCCAAGGTTATTGTAACGACCAATAGTGGTCCATTGAATCAATCCGTAACCACCCCGATGACATTGGTCATAATTAACCCTTGCACCACCTTCACAAATATTAGACTTAAAATCACTCTCTTGTTTAATATTACCCATAATGGTAGAAAGGGAATTACGATCACTAATCTTAGTACGTTCTTGAAGTTTCTGAAGAACTATTTGTTCAGATTCAGTACAGGTAGGACAAGTCCATCGTTTTACTTTTATTGAATTTTCTGTGGTTTGGTTAGATTTTTTCTCAAGGGATGATTGTGCAACGCATACTGCTGCACCAAGAAGAGAATAACTTACCAACCCAATTAAAATTTTCTTAATCATTAATCAAAAATTAATTTACTTGTTAAAATAATCCTTACGATAATAACGACCAAGGATGTTGGAATTATAATATAGTGGCATATCATCTGTCAACTTTTGTGACAAGACCTCATGTAGAAATAACTGACGGGTCTCTTCAAAATTTACTTTACCTAAAGATCCGTGGAGTGAAAGGATCTCTCTACTAAAAGACTCTTGTCCGTATTTTGTAACGTCGTCTTTAAGTTCAGGACAAGACCCATAATACTTTTTCCAATCTGATTCTGATTTTACTTTTCGTTTTTTTCCCTTTGGAGTTCTGAACTGCCAAAAATACTTTCGCCCAATATATTGTCGTTGGTTCTTGAGATTGGTAATGTTATAAACAAAACCAAAGTTGTCGAGAATATTATCAGAGTTAAAAACTTTGCCATTATAAATCCAGGGATTTTCGTAATCACACACTTAGCCATTGT